CATCTGAGCTGCTTGTCCGACTCAGGTTTTCGAGCCTCGACAGGGAAGAGAGCGAGCCGAAAGACAGGGTGGTTCTTGGGTTGGAATCAGGATCTAATGGTGGTCATTGACACACCAGCGTTCCTCTTCTCCACCACTCACGAACCTTAACATACCCATAAGTCTTCTTCGGTCATTTGCGTCTCAAACCCCTCGTAAGGATTTCGATCACCACATCGGTCAAGTGAGCAAGTCACCTGGGATCCAAGAAATTGGAGGCCGGGGTAGGAAGGATAGAATCGAGGTCCAGTCACAGCAAAATAAGTGACAGGATTTGGTTGGTAGGTACCGGTCTTAGCAGCTTTCCAAGCCGCATAGAACGATTTCCTCCAAACATCGAATCTTTCTTCTAACTCCGTTCCCCTCTCTCGAAGGTCCCAAGGTGAAAGCTCAGAAATGACTCCAGCAAGGTAGTGTGCAATAGGGTCTTCAGTTCGGTCAGAAGGTGACTCACTTGTCCAAACGGGTGAGTAACCGATCGACAGAAGATCGGATTGGAATTTATCTCCAGCCAATTTCCACAGGCTAAAATCGTCACTCTTTGAAAGTGAGGACATGGAGGTTAATTCGGAAGAGTGCAAATGATTACTGCCCAGGTAAGCGGCGGTTTTCAATTGCATAAAGGAAAAAGAATCCTTGAAGTTGCGACCCCGAAGGGGTAGCCCTAGACCTCCCAAGTGCTGAGGGAGGAACCAAGACATACCACTAGGAAGGGCGTCCAGAACGGGACGCCAGGCCGTAATGAAATGACCAATTAGTTCACCCTGTTGCTCATAGGGGAACCCATCGATTAAATCATTACACAGACTCGCTAAATCAGGAAGGCGGGGGTCCTGCGAAGGACTTAGAGAAACCTCAACACTAGAATCGGAACCGGGAACGGACTTGCCGTTTGTGCCAGTAAGGAGGCCCAAATTCAAATATGGGATTTTCTGAAAGTACTCTTCGGGACCAAGAATTGTGTCAATTGACTTACGTTGATACATGGTAGTATTGAGCATGACAAAATCGCGAGAACAAAAGTTCTTGCCCAATGAAGGTATCAATCCTGCTGCGGAAGTACAAATCTTCCAGTAATCGTAGCCTCGGCTATCGATTCTGAAAGCGATGTCATCACCATTAACCTTTATCCCTGATTGTTTCAGAGAAATTGGTTTATGAATGATGCCCCGATTGAGACGAGAAGTCTCAACCGCGTACCTACCCACAGCGGCATTAATGATACACAGAATTGGAAATGAGGTAGGTGAGCCCATTAGCTGACCCCATTGTTGCTTCTTGAAGGTTTCCTTGATGTCATCACTTTCATCAGGATTTATAAAGGAATGATTAATGAGTGTATCTCGAAAGAGATTCGCCCATTCATAATCCCAGTAACCATTCATAGCAATCCTCTCACAAGCTAGTTGAGAGAGATCGGGATCGACATTATCTGTCGCAGCTTTAAAGTCACCACTCACATAAAATTCGTCATGTTCTAAACCACCTAAGTCATCACACTGTTCTTGATCAAATGGACGTCCAATGAGGTGGAAGGTAGGATGCTTACGGAGGTGACCG